TGAAAACTGCCCAAAAAAAAACTGCTGAATGATATGCATCATAGAAATCCATCTCCAAAAGTTCTTGTGACAATTTCTCATGTGCTGAAGATTCCAACTTCACTTGCTTGAATCCTTTCCAAGTCAACTTCAATGGTGTACACATTGTTGCCATGATTCTGTGTAAGTTTCCAATGATGTCTTCTGAATAGGTAGCAATCTCCACATATCTCCCAGAATTCATTGGTGGCTTTGCAAGGTCATAATTCAACATGAATGGTCTTCTTTTTATCCAGATGAATTGTCTTGGTTTTCTCTTGTTGTTTTGTGAATGTAAAGATTCAAATGAGTTGTTAATCTTGGTACATAACTTATTGTACTTTGACAGACTCATTGCATTGACTTCTTCTTCTGATTTGCCAGTGAGACATTGAACCAGAAGACATGACTTTGAAAGTTCATCAGTCTCAATCTGACTGATTGAATACAACTCTTGGAATTTTCTGATTGTCAACTTCATATTGTATAGTGGTTTTTTTTGAAATAATTATATGAAATAATACTGACCAGTCATCTTGTGAACTTGTCTGCATCTGTTTGCCAAAGCAAGAGCATTGACACAATCATCATGGAATCCAGATGGAGCATTGTATCTCACACCAGTTGAAGTGAACTGATATTCAAATACATCCAATTCTTCTTTGATTATTCCATGTGGGAATCCAATCTCCTTCTTGTGGATTGCAGATGCCAAATTCTCCATCAATTGTTGTTTGCTTGATGAAGTATACTTGAATCCAGTCATGTGGCTGAAATGAGTCTGCAAATCCTCTGTAATGGCATCACCGACTCCAGTGGAGTCAATCATCACTGGCTTTGTTCTATCTATGGTCAGAATCTCCTCCCTTGTATGCTTCCAATCTTTCTGGAATCTGTTGAAGTATGCAACATCTCCATGTTCATCAAGACCAATGATGACAGACCAGTCAAAGGACTTTGCCAAGTCAATCCCATAGAACTGAACTGGATATGGTGACAATGGTTTGATGCAGTCTTGAATGTGATTGCTTCCAAAGGGATTTGATGCATTCTCCATTGCATTCGCCATGTACTCTTGCTCAAAGACTGCTTGTGGCAATTGATTCCTTGCATCATCAACTTCATGCTTGTCAATGTAGGGATTGTCATAAGTGGTGAACTTAAAGGATTGCCAGTCTGATTCACCACCTTTCATGAATAAGGAATAGAAATAGTTCTTCCCTTTGGGAGTTGACAAGAAGAGTGCTTTCCCTTTGTAATCTGTCAAGGTAGGTCTGATTGAATTCTTCCATCCATCTTCCAGATTGGGAATGAATGATGCTTCATCAACAACCACCAGATGGAATTTCCGACCTCTTAAGTTGTCAAGTCTTTCACCAGTGAAGAATTGGATGCTTCCATCATTGGGAAATCTAATCATCAACTCTGACTTGTTATTCTCAAAGGGAATGACCTTTGTGAGTTTGTCAAAGAAAGTCCTTGCCAGATTGTATGTCGGTGTGATATAGGCAACAGACATCCCTTGCAATGCAGAAGATATCATCTCCACTTGGGAAAGTTCAGACTTGCCAAATCTCCGACCACACATCACCACTCTGAATCTGGCATCAGAGTCCAGAATCAATTGCTGATTCTCATGTGGTTGTGGCAACTCAATTGTCATGAGTTAAAGATACAAAAAAACCACCAAGATGGTGGTTGATGTGTAGAATCAAATGTGTGTGGTTAATAGATATAGTTTGCTTTCATTCTGGCTTCCATGTCTTGAATGGTTTCTCCTTCAATCATGTATTCTCCAGTATGCTCTTGGATGATTTGAAGATGAAGGTCTGATTGACCATCCAATGCAAGACCGAATGACTTGAATGCTTTCTTGATTTGATTTTGGATTGATGGTTTCAAGTCTCTCATTTGATGTCTGTATTTGTGATTCCAGAAGTAAGTTGTCATGGCTTGTTGTTTATTAGTTTGAAAAAGTATCGGTCTGTTCCCGATTGTCAACTCTGTACGAATACTGTGAGATTTTTATCTTTAATTATCCTCTTACTCCACCATCATATACTCTTTTTAATTTTCCAAAGTAGATTTGAGAACGATACTTCTCTTTTGCAATTTTCATTGCTTCCTTCATGTTACTTGCAATGATGCGAATTGTTGTCTCCTTTCCAGATGCTGAAGTGATTGTGTACCAGTTTTGTTGTGTCATGTCTGATTGTTTTAAGTTTGAATGATGATGCAATCTACAAAGTATATTTGATTCCACCAAACTTTTTTTCAAAGTATTTTTTGGGACATAAAAAAACCAGCATTTGCTGGTTATATTTTTTAGGTAGTTTATTTCTTATGAAAGGTAATCTGATAACTTTTGTTTAAGCAATTTCTTTGCACAAGTAGAACCAATTGAGAATGCTCCTTGTGGTTGTTCATCAACTAATCCAATAGAATGCAAATCCCAGATTAACTGCTCTTTAATTCTGTTTGGAATTATTAAACCAGAAGTAAGAATTTGAAAATAATCTCCTTCTCCATCCTTACTCCTTTTACCACAATACTCACACACATCATTTAATTCTTCATCTTTCCCTCCTCTGCATCCTTTTGGATGCGACCAGATGTTTGCTCCAAATTCTTTTGCTTGATTGATAAGTTCCAATGCTTCTTTGTGTGCTTCTGTAAGTTTGATTTCTTTTTTCATGATTTGTTGTTTTTTAGTTTGATTGATTGATGCAGTTGGTAGGATACTGCTCCCCTATTGATTTAATCTTCCAAAATCATGGTTTTGATACCAGCATCTAATAGTTCTTGAAATAATGGACTATAACTTGATAAACAAAGAACTGAATTGTCTGGAAGAATAAAGATGTTTGTTCCAGAACCATACTGCATTGCTTCTTCAATTGTTGAATACGACTTTGGGAAATTTGCTTTTTTTAAGATTTCTAAATTCATGGCTGATTGTTTTAAGTTTGAATGATGATGCAATCTACAAAGGATATTTGATTCTGCAAAATCTTTTTCAAAGAATTTTCAAACTTTTTTTTAGCCATTGATTTACAATCAGTTATTGGATATCCTTTCCACTGGTGTGACCTCTTCCCAATAGAACAATGTTGTCTTGTCCCATTTCTGACCAGCAAGAAGTTGAATCATGTATTCAGCAATCTCCTTTGAATAAGTGAAAGCAATGATGACATCTTCATCACCACTCATGCAATGGATATTGAATTGAGATTTCAAGACTTGCAGTTCTGTCATAGGATTGTTTTGCCTTTGACAAATACAACTTCAATCTTTGAGTCTGTGGTGACTTGAGCAGTCTCCTTTGGTTTGCCATAGACTCTGGTCAATAATGTCTCCAGAGAATAGAGACTTCCCTTCTGTAATGACTTGACCATTGCATTGGCAATTGTCTTCTCCAGTATGGTTGCTTTGGGATTGTCATAAACAGACTTCAATTCTTGCACATCCATTGCCATCATATTTTGGATTGTGTCATTGATTTCTGCAAGTTTGTATCCAGCATCTGCAAGGACAGACACATACTTTCTTGGTCTTCCATTTGGATTGTTTGTCTCTCCTTTGTCTGGTACAATTAATGTTCCACCATTTCTTCCTTGTATCTTTCTCACCTTGTATTTACTTTGTTTTTTTGAATTGCAGAATCATGTTTGTCTTTCAAGAATTCCATGAACTTCTTCTTGTCTCCATAGTCTATGTGGCATTTCCGACATAGTGCCATTAAATTGTTGATATCATCCTTCTCCTTTGTTCCTCCCATGCCTCTGGCTTGTATGTGATGAATGTCTGTTGCTCTTGTTCCACATACTTCACAAGGGATGAAATCAGAGACATCATACTTGAAGAAGGTCATGTATTTTTTAGTGTGTGATTTCACTTGTGTCTCCTTGTTCAACTTGGATGGTGTCACCTTCTTCCATTAGATAATAGTTGATTCCATAGAATTCAACCAGACTCCCATTCATGTTGATGGTTGTCACATAGATTGGTTCTCCTTTGACATTCTTTCTGATTTCCTTCTTGACAATTAATCCTTTGACAAGTTGCTTTGGTTGTTCTTGTACTGGTTGACATGATGCCAACAATAGAATAAAGATGATTTTTTTCATTAGTTTTCTTTTAGTGATTCATTGACCATTTCGTTGGTGTCAACAATATGATAATTTTTTAATCCGATTCTAATTAGTTTTCTGATAACTTGATGAATCATCAACTCTTCATCTTCTGCAATTTTTATTATGGCTTTTTTTGTAGGTCTGGAGACCTTGAAAGTATTAATTGATTCGGTAAGTTTATCCATTATTGTGTGATTATTTTTGCATAAGTATAATTCAAAGACTCATGTTTTTCAGATATAATCTTGAATTCCACATCATCAATGTATCTCTCAATTGAGATGTATTTAGCATCCTCTGGATGTAACATCATGAGATGATATCCTTCTTTGTTAAGATAGGCAACCATCCACAAGTCATCAATCTTGACCAAGTTTCCTCTCATTGTAGTTTGCTTTTGAAGTGGTCACACAATTTGTCCATAGTATAGACATAGTATGAATTGAAGTCTTTGAATCCATTTGGTTGTTGCTCAAAGTTTCTGTACATAACTGCTCGCAGTCTTTGAGATGGTGTCTTGATGTTATCATATTCAGTTTTCAAAGATTCAATCATGTCTGTCTCCATCTGACTGAATGGTTCTTGCTTCAATGCCACATAACAGAATGACTGATTGAACTTGAATAAGTCTGCAACTTCATTTGGAGTCAATTCTTGTGTCCCCAGATTTATTTTGATTGTCTTGTCTCTTCTGGTTGACAATCCTTCTATCATTCCAGCGATTAAAATCATACAATTGGCTTTTTAATTTCATGAGATATAGAGTCAAGTCCATTGCTTCTTCAAGAGCATGGTTGATGAAGTCATCATGGTTGTTCTGCTCCAGTGTTGTTCCATACTTCTTGATTCCTATTTGAGACCTTTCCTTGTACTTGGCAATTATGTCATCAACAATCTTGTCTGTCATATCTTCCATGTGTTTAATAGTCTTGAATCAATCACTGCTTCATCAATGTACCAGTCTTCAAATGCTCCAAAAGGACATTGAACATCTGGGACTGCAAGTGTGTATCCTTGTGACTGAATCAGATTCCTTGACTTCTCCACAAATGAATCATCAAGATAGGCATCAGTTTCAAAAGTAATGATTGAGAATCTTGTTGACATGAGCATCATTCTTTGAAGACATTTGAATGTCTGATGTGTTGGTTCAATGTCAAGTTGTAGATAGTCAATTCTGTCTGATTCTTCATATTCAAAAGTCAATGCATCTGCAATGACCAGTGGATTCTTTCTGAACTTTAACCACTCACTCATGTTGGATGGGTCATTGTCTATTGACAGACCAGTCCAACCATTCTGTTCAAGAAGATAAGTATTGTTGATGTAGACTGGATGTGATGCTCCAATCTCCAGATATGTTCCGATTCTTCCTTCCATCATATGAATGATGAATTGGTCTTGCTTTGCTTGACTATACATTTATGATGGTTTCTCTTGGTTGAAGTAATGAAGAGCAAGTGTGATTTGGT